TTGTAATTACTGAGACTGGACTAATTCCATGGATGTCTGCATTTACTAGTCAGACTGAAATGATGATCCATTCTGATAGTCTGCTGACTATTGTGGACGCTAACAAAGAATATCTGGATAAGTATCAATCGTTGACTGCTGAATGAGGTATTATACAAACGTTCAAATGGTAGGGAACGAGTTTCTCGTTCGTGGATTTGAGGATGGTAAAAGTTTTATTGCTAGGGAAAAGTTTGAACCAACACTATTTGTTCCCAGCAAAAAGAAAACAAAGTATACAACGTTAGAAGGACATTACGTTCAATCAATTCAACCTGGTAGCGTAAAAGATTGTCGTGAGTTTATCAAGACACACGAGAATGTAGAAGGATTTGATATCTACGGCAATACGCGATATATCTACCAGTACATTTCAGAAAAATATCCTGAAGATCATATTGAGTTTGATCTTAAGAAGATGAAACTCGTAACGATTGATATTGAGGTTGCATCAGAGCGAGGATTTCCAACAGTCGCTAACTGTGACGAAGAGATGCTTTGCATTACTCTACAAAACTATTCTAACAAAAGGATTATTACCTTTGGACAAGGACCATTCAACAATAATGATCCTGAAGTTTTGTATGTAGAATGTAAAGATGAGTACGATCTTCTTAATCGATTTCTAGATTACTGGCAAACAAATACTCCAGAAGTAATTACTGGGTGGAACTGTACGCTTTACGATATTCCTTACGTTGCAAAACGTATTGGTAAAATTCTTGGGGAAAAGGCAGTCAAGAGACTGTCTCCTTGGGGTCTTGTTACAAATGAAGAAATCAATGTTAATCATCGCCCACACGTTGTATATGATATTGGTGGTATCACTGTTCTTGATTACTTAGATCTTTACAAGAAGTTTACTTACAAAGCACAAGAAAGTTATCGTCTCGATTACATTGGTGAAGTAGAACTTGGCAAGAAGAAACTAGATCACTCTGAATTTGATACCTTCAAAGAGTTTTATACAAAGAACTGGCAAAAGTTTGTAGAGTATAACATCCAAGACGTGCGGTTGGTTGACGCACTTGAGGAAAAAATGAAGCTTGTTGAATTAGCAGTTACCATGGCATTTGACGCTAAAGTAAATTTCAATGATGTATTCTACCAAGTTCGTATGTGGGACATGATCATTTACAACGAACTAAAGAAAAAAAATATTGTTATTCCTCCAAAAAAAGATGAGAATAAAAATGAGAAGTATGCTGGTGCTTATGTAAAAGAACCAATTCCAGGAGTGTATGATTGGATTGTAAGTTTTGACTTGAACAGTCTATACCCACACCTGATCATGCAATACAATATTTCTCCAGAAACTCTTCTTGATGAAAAGTTTCCTGGTGTGAGTGTTGATAAACTACTAAAAAAAGAAGTTGATCTTAGTTCTCTTGATGGTGTAACTGTATGTCCTAATGGAGCACAGTTTACAACTAAGAAACGTGGGTTTCTTCCAGTATTGATGGAAAGAATTTATAATGAACGTGTGATCTTCAAAAAGAAAATGTTGGAGGCAAAAAAAGAGTATGAGAAGAAGAAAACTAAAGCACTGGAACGGGAGATTGCAAGATGCAACAACATCCAGATGGCAAAAAAGATCCAACTCAACTCTGCTTATGGTGCTATCGGGAATAATTATTTTCGTTACTATAAGCTGGATAATGCTGAGGCAATTACTCTCGGGGGTCAGTTCAGTATACGATGGATCGAAGCGAAGATGAACTCATATATAAACAATGTTCTCAAAACTGATAACGTTGATTATGTGGTTGCTTCTGATACCGATAGCATTTATCTTAACCTGGGTCCTTTGGTTGAGCGTGTATACAAGGGAAGAGAGAAAACTACTGAGGACATTGTTTCGTTCCTTGACAAGATCTGTCAGATGGAATTTGAAAAATATATTGAAAGTTCTTACAAAGAACTGGCAGAATATGTAAACGCTTATGAACAGAAGATGTTCATGAAGCGAGAAACAATTGCTGAGCGTGGTATTTGGACTGCTAAGAAGCGTTATATTTTGAATGCATGGGATGTCGAAGGTGTTCGATATAGTGAACCCAAACTTAAAATCATGGGTATCGAAGCAGTTAAATCTTCAACTCCAGCACCTTGTCGTTCAATGATTAAGGATGCACTTAAGATCATGATGAGTGGAACTGAAGATGACGTAATTGATTTTATTGAAAAATCAAGAGCACAGTTTAGAAAACTTCCACCATCTGAGATTGCTTTTCCACGAACAGTTTCTGATGTTGATAAGTATAAAAGTAATTTGTCAATCTATGCAAAGGGATGTCCAATCCATGCAAGAGGAGCACTTCTTTATAATCACCACATCAAAAATAAAAAACTTGGTGAAAAGTATAATGTTATTAATAATGGAGAAAAAATCAAGTTTATTCTTCTGAAAAAACCAAATCCAATCCATGAAAATGTAATTTCATTTATCAATGATTTTCCAGTAGAACTTGGTTTACTTCCTTATGTTGACTATGACACTCAGTTTGATAAGGCATTTTTGGAACCATTGAGAACTATTTTGGATAGTATTGGATGGTCTGTTGAAAAAACTGCTACGCTTGATAGTTTCTTTGTATGATGCTATAATAGATTAACACGCACAATATTATGGATTTACCAATCAATGATGAAGAACTGAATACTATTATCAAAGCTCTACGTCTTGGTGGAGATAGTGCTTTGTATGAAAAACTTAAATTGACTAAAGATCTAATGGATCAAGGATTGGCTTATAAAAAAGTTCTACGAGTACGATACGGGATTGTTTGCTGATGGACTTCTTAAAGGAAATTTTAAAAGAAATTAAAGATGAATACACTAATGTTGCCTCTGAAATTGATGAGACGGAAACTTATGTTGACACAGGCTCTTACATTTTTAATGCCCTGGTTAGTGGTTCTATCTTTGGTGGGGTCTCAGGAAATAAAATCACAGCAATTGCAGGAGAAACATCAACAGGAAAGACTTTCTTCAGTCTGGCTGTAGTCAAAAACTTTTTAGATAGTAATCCTGACGGATATGTATTGTATTTTGATACTGAAGCAGCAATTACTAAGTCACTTCTAGAAAGTCGTGGTGTTGCTACAGATCGTTTAGTTGTTATCAATGTTGTAACAGTTGAAGATTTTCGTAACAAAGCACTTAAGGCAGTAGATATATACTTAAAGAAACCTGTAGATCAGCGCAAACCTTGTATGTTTGTGTTAGATTCTTTGGGAATGCTATCCACAGATAAGGAAATTACTGATGCTCTGAATGAAAAACAAGTTCGTGATATGACAAAATCACAACTTGTTAAAGGTGCATTTAGAATGCTAACCCTAAAACTAGGGCAAGCAAATATTCCTCTTATCGTTACGAACCACACCTACGATGTTATTGGCTCTTACGTTCCTACAAAAGAAATGGGTGGTGGTAGTGGTCTTAAGTACGCTGCTTCTACCATCATTTATCTCAGCAAGGCAAAAGAGAAGGATGGAACAGAAGTCGTTGGAAACATTATCAAGGCAAAGACAAATAAATCGCGTTTGACTAGGGAAAATCGGCAGGTTGAAGTTCGTCTGTTTTATGATGAACGTGGACTTGATCGTTACTATGGTCTTCTTGATCTTGCTGAGAAGCATGGTATTGTTAAAAAAGTTGGATCTCGGTATGAGATTAATGGCACTACAGCATATGCCAAAACAATTTATGCTGAACCAGAAAAATACTTTACTGATGAACTGATGCAGTATCTTGATGCTGCTGCACGAATGGAGTTTACTTATGGCGGAGAGGGTTCCACTGACGATACTGAAGAACCTGCTAAATCGTGAGGAGTATACTCGTAAAGTATTACCCTTCATTAAAGCAGAGTACTTTGAAGAAAGAACTGATAAGGTAGTCTTTGAAGAGATTGGTTCTTTTATTACTAAGTATGATAGTCTTCCTCTAAAAGAAGTTCTGTTTATTGAACTTGAGAAGAAGACAGATATTACTCAGGATGAATTTAAGTTATGTGAACAACTTATTGCATCTTTAGATCCTTCTGATGTAGACTTTCAGTGGGCAATTGACACTACTGAAGAGTGGTGTAAAGAACGTGCTATTTACCTAGCACTAATGGAAAGCATCAAGATTGCTGATGGGCAAGATGAGAAGAAGAGTAGAGATGCTATTCCTTCTATTCTATCTGATGCTTTGGCAGTAAGTTTTGACAATCATGTTGGTCACGATTACATAGATGATTACCAAGATCGCTACGCATATTATCACAGGGTCGAAAGTAAGATCCCCTTTGATCTTGAATACTTCAATAAGATTACTGCTGGTGGTGTCTCTAACAAAACTCTTAATATCGCACTCGCTGGCACTGGTGTTGGTAAATCTCTTTTCATGTGCCACTTTGCTTCCAGCGTTCTCGTCGCGGGAAAGAATGTTTTATACATTACACTTGAGATGGCAGAGGAAAAGATTGCGGAAAGAATTGACGCAAATCTTCTCAACACTAATATCAGGGAAATTAGTGAACTACCAAAAAGCACCTTCTTCAAGAAGATCAATGCACTCAGTTCACGTACCAGTGGGAA